CGGCCTCGATGCCAAACTGCTGCTGGCGTTGCTGCAGTTCCGCCCACTGGCGTTGCAGGTTCTGCTGGTTGTAGCCGAGCATTCCCTGGTTATAGTTGGCTGTTGCCTGCTGCGTGGCCGTCATCGGCAGGTTGCTGACACCGCCCGTCCCCTGATCAATCATCCGGTCACCCTCGATCTTGGGCATTCCGCCACCCGCAAACGCGCCGCGCAGTGCCTGACCAAGGTTGGCATTGTTGAGGCCGCCAGCCGGGATGGACTGCGCCAAGGACTGTCCCGGCGCATAAGGCAGGAACTTGGACGCATCAACCGGCGCGTATTGGGCAGCCGCCTGCTTCATCAATTCTTCCGCCAGCGCCTTCGTCTCGGGATTGCGCGCAAAGAACGTAGCCGCCAGCATGGGGTTTCCGGGGATGCCGCGCTCAATACTCGCAGGCTTGACCGTCGTATCCTTCAGGCCGCCGAGCAGGTCATCAACATAGCCGGACTTCTGGTCTCCAGTCAGCATGGGCATGGGGTTATTGGTTGGACGTACGCCTTCAACGGCGGGAACGACGCGATCAGGAACGCCGGACAAAGCCTTCATCCCCTGATCCGTATAGCCCTGCATGGCCTGCGAATAGGCCGCCTTCATTGACGACTCGTCAGCGTCGGCGCGCTTGTTCATGCGACTGGCAATCAGCGCTTGGGCAATCGGGGCCGCGACGGCTCCAAGCCCGGCAGCGGACGCGATGCGGCCACCACCCTGCGGCATACCTGACTGACCGGACATCGCCCCGCTCATCAGCGCATCGGCAAGAGCGCGACGGCGGTTAATTGCCGCCTGATTCCCGTATTGCGTCATATCAACCATGTGTCACCTCACATTCCGCCAAGCAGGAAGGCCCCGCCAAGTTGGCCAGCCGTTTGAAGCAGGGCATTTCGCTGGCCTACCTTGGCGTTGTAGCGATCAATCGCGGCCTGCTCGCCGAGCTGAGCGCCTTGCAGCAACGGAGCCGCCTGCACCTGAGAGCCGCCGAACCCCTGGAATTGCGGCATGTTCGGCGTGCTGCCCGTGCGGAGCGCGTTGATTTCCGACAACGGCAGGTTGCGGAGGTAAGCCTGCTCCTGAATCGCCTGCTGCCGCGCCGCAGACTGGTCGCCAAACATGCGTGATGCCTCGCCGCCTGCCTGCATTTGCGCCTGCATCATGGCGTCATTCTTGGCTTGGGTCAGGCGGTTCATTTCGTCGTTCCACGCCTCGCTGCCCTGCGTGATTCCCTGATTGGCAAGGCGAGTCCGCGCGGAGTTCTCGTCCTTGTCGAACTGCGGCTGCAGCCTGCCCATCAGCGCCTGCGCAACCGCCTGCCGGGTCTGTTCGTTGCGGGCATCAACCTGCGGAACCCGGGACATATCAAACGGGGTCGCCATCTGCTGGGAGACGCGATTAAGGCCGGCAGATGCCGTATTCAGGAGGTTGGTATTGATTCCCTGCTGTATGCCGTATTGCTGGGCAGCCACAGGCGACATGGTGTCAACGATGCGGACCCGGTCAGGATCGCCGCCAACTCCGTACTGGATGCGGCGGGAACCTTCGGCGTTATCCCATTCCGGGTTGGAGAGTTTCGATGTGGCGCGCGCCGCGTCAAGATTGGCGGCACCCTGAGCAACCGCAGCAGCGGCATAATCGGGAGCGGCTGGAGCCTTCGGCTTACCCATTTTTCAGCACCTCAAGCCATTTGCACCCGTCGCGGGGCATGGTATAGATCAACAAATCGCCATCAGGACACCCGTCGGGTATTGTCCCGGTCAGGATGAATCCAAGATGCTCGTCAAATCTTCGGGCCTTGAGGTTGCTTTCAGCCACTAATCCGATAATAACACGGCACCCCAACTGCCTGAAGGCATAATCAAACACGGCGCGGATATATTCGCGCGTTACCCAGTTACGGGCGCTGCTTGCAACATGCATGTAGATGCTTGCGCCGTTGTAGCCGTCGAACAGCGCGCAGGCAATGATCTTGCCGTCTCTGAGCATTCCGAAGCATTGCGCGCCCTGCCTGTATTCACCGCCCGTGTGCCGCTGGAAATAATCCCCCAGGATGTCATTCCATTGCGGGCCACAGACGATGCTATAGGCCATATCCGACCTCGAAAATGAAGTCCGTATTCACCCAGTTGAGATCCGTTATCCGGTTGGTCAGCCGGACATGCATTGCCACGTTGTACCCAACGGCTGGCGCTGTCAGCCAATCCTGCTTTGCCGGTGAATATCCACTCACCCATACGGCCGCATCCCAGACGGCGCTATCCCACAGCGCATAGGAGCCAAGAGAAAATGTCGGCCAGCCAGCGGGCGGCGTCTGGTCATATTCCACATTCAGGCCGATGCTGAGTCCGAACGCATTGGCGTCTGCCCCGGCCACCTGGATAATCGGCCTGATCAGTTTGAAGTGCTTTTCACGCGCCGGATAACCAAAATTGCTGAACGCCTGCAGGCACTCGGCAAAGATGTTGGTTTCCCCGTCCTTGTTTCCATCCCAGGCCCTGCATACCTTGCCGGTGGTCCCGAAAAATATATGATCGTCGTACAACTCCCAGCAGATGGCATCCCACCCCACGAACCGACACCATGATCCGGTAATCGTGTTCATGACGTATTGCTGGTTGGCCTGCGTGCTGATCGGGACATTCAGTATCAGCATGTTTTCCTTCGGGAACGGGCACAGTTCCCATCCGAAATTGGTGCCGTACAGGCTGACCGCCGTGCTGACGGCTTGCTGGATCTTGTCCGTCACCGCCAGCTTGTTGTTGACGCGAACGGTTGTCAGTGCGCGCGACAACGGCATGAGCCCGTCCTGGCAGACGATGACAAGCTCCGATCCCATCTTGGTGATGCAGCGGCGACCCACGGGCGAACCGATCCAGTACACGCCAACAAGCGCCCATGTGCTGGAGGACGCCGGGTCGTAACCCTTATAGACGGCAATCTCGCCCTCGGAGGTCAGGAACACCAGATGGTCGTCCATGCCATATCCGGCATCGATCGTCCATGTACCCAGCGTCAGCAGGTATCCTCCTCGTCTGAAGATTGCAGACAGGTCGAACTCAGTCGCAGCGCCAGCCACAGAATCAACAGGGAGATACCAAGCAGAAAGGCTGTCAATCTCAACAAACCAGACGCGGCGCTGATGCAGGCAGACATCAACCAGCGTATTGGTCGTGACGCCAGTGATAGCAGGAGTCGATAACGCATTTATGGCCGTCCATGCTGTGCCGTTGTACAGCAGTGGATCATCCACGCCGTTGACCAGATACAGGAACTTGCCACCGGTCGTGGATACGTTCGCCTTTTGCCAGCGCGCCGAGTTGAGTCCGGACACGACAGCGGCGCCAATCGCCCCGTCGCTGCTGACATCGTAGATACCATCATCAGCAGCCGCATAAAGCTCCGCTGTGCCGTCCGCCGCGTTATAGGCTGCCAGCGTCTCGATGTCGATCGCCAGTCCGGTAGCCCAGTCCGTATAGCCCTTGCGCACCATCACGTCAGTCGTGCGAGGGAAAAAGTTGTCCATGATGACCGCATCGGCGACATTCATCGCCGCGATGCTGTCCCTTGCGTTCCATCCGCCGACAGGGGCTGTTATTGACCGGCTGGACGACTTGCGGGCGCGCCCCTGCCTCACCATGGCCTGACGCATCAAAGGCTCCAGTTGCCATAAGGCACAACAGTACCTGGAACGCGAAGACGCGGCATTCCCGCCATGCTGATCGACGTGGGAGCTTTGTCGCGCGTGATGGCATCAGCAACCATGCCCTCATACAGCCGGAAGTCTTCCGCATATTCCAAGCCCTTGACCTGCCGCCACCGCCAGATCAGCCCGACCGTCATGATCTGCTCGTCAAGCAGGGCGGTATCGTCATCAGCGCTGTATGCGCTCTTTCCCGTCGTCCCGTCCGATGCAAGCACCCAGTTGGCCGTCTTATATTCAAAAGCCATGGTTTGCGAGGCGGTCGGGTTTGGCAACATCAGGATGTGGCCGCCGCGCAATATGAACTGCTGAAAAGGCCCGGTCTGAGGCGATGCCTTGAGCATTTGCCAGTCTTGCGGCGTGATGGAGCCATAGACAGGTCGGCGAAGGGTGCGATTCCAGAACGTGTCGGGAATGATGTACTTGAAATCAGTCCCGGCGATCGTCGATATCGCGCCCTGGTCGTCGGCGGCAACCCCGGTAAACGTCACCTCCTTGCGTAACACCTGCCAGTCAAACCGCTCCGACAGGGATTGCCCCTCCTGATTCAGCAGGGTCATCAGTTGCATGATCTGCGCATCGCTGGACGACACGATTGCATTGGGGACGACGATGCCGATTCGCCGGCACGCATCCTGAACCACTGACAAGAGGGACATAACTGCTCCGGTTAGGCTGCTCGCTTGGTTTTCAGTTCGCGATCAAGTTGCTTGATGCTGTCAAGCGCACTGGCCAACTGTTCCTTGAGCTGCTCGTTTTCGATCTTGAGGTTGATATTTTCGCTGGCAACCTGCGCAGACCCGTCGCCGCGAGTGCGCAGCCACGCCGCCGCCTTCTCGCTCAGCGCGCGTGCGCCCATGCCGATACGGCCGATGGCCTGCTCATTGGCGGACGCCAGATCCTCTACGGTCAGGATGTTGGCGCTCAGGCATCGCTGCTGCTCGCTGGGTTGCAGCAGCATGAATCCGCGAATGGGAGTGCCCATCGGCGGCATTTCGTTCTGTTGCAGGTACTGCTCGTAGGCCATCTTGAATCCCTGCACGAATTCATAGGGCCAGCCTTGGTCGCCGCCGCGATGCTTGGCCTCGATTTCCCTCAACCAGTCCTTGGCGACCTTCTCCACGCAATCGCGGGAGCCGGGCGGGGTGATACAGGCAAAATCCTCGTCTCGGGTCACCTCATAGCCTGCTTCGACGGATGCGGCATTGTCGCGGACTGCGACCCGCTTGAAGCGGACATAAGGAGGACGGATGGGGCTGTTTCCAGTGGTGCGGAGTGCGCCTTGCATTTGGGGTCACCTACTATGCAAAAAATGGAAGAACGGGCCGAACAGCGTCCGGCCCGGTTGAGTCAGGTTAGGCAACCTGACCCTGAACGAACGAACGGGACAGTTGCGCCTTGATGAAACCGGTATAAGTACCGGTCACGGTCACGGCGCCACTGGCGGTGGCGTTGTTGTTCATCGTCACGGTGCGACCATCCTCGCTGATGCCGGTCACGGTCGTATTGGCCGCGATGCCGGTACCAGACAGGGCGATGCCGTAGAACCAGCCGTCAGCAGGAGCCGACAAGCGCAGCACGTTGGAACCGCTCACGGTCGTGGTATTGGCCTTGGCCACAGTCCCCGTGGACGCCAGCACGCTGACGGCGTTGAGGATCTGCTTGCCATTGGAGACAGCACCGACAGTGCCCGCACCGGTCAGGCCGAAGGTTGTACCGGCAGCCACGGAAGCGGTGACGGCAACAGGAACCTCGCCTTCCACGCAGAACCAGCCGTAATCGCCGGACGCCATCGGGTAGATGGCGGCAGCAACAGGACGGCCGGTATTGGCGGTGTTGGGCACGTTGGTGGCATTGAAGTCCTTGTCCCAGACGTTCAGCTCACCCATGTCGATGGCTTCGCCAGCCTTCAGGTAGATGAACGTGCCGCCGCCCCAGTACGAATCGACGCCGCTGATCTCGCGCCCGAGGACGTGACGATGGGTGCTGTCCGGATCGTTGGAGAAGGAAACCGGCTGGTTTCCGATGTTCGCATTGATGTTTGCAAAGGCCATGATGATTTCCTCCCCTTAAGCCTTCATGACGCCCTGGAGTGAGCGGTTGCTACACACCAGATTGCCTTGCCACAGAACCGGGATAACCACAGCATCCTGATTCACCGAGCGCAGTTCCGGAATCTCGGTCATGTTGGCGTCACGATGGACGGACAGGCCGAGATAGTTGGTATTCAGGAAATACGCGTGCGAGGTCGGGATGCCGCCGCCCAGAGAGCCGCCGTCAAACACGACATCGGCCATCTTGTACTTCAGGCTGATAAAGCCGGCCTGCGCACTGTCGGCATCGGTGTACCGCTTGATGCTGGTCTGGGACTGCTCGAAGAACGTGAAGTAATCGTTACTCATCACGATCAGGTCGGGCTGGTCGGCGCCGCGCGTCAGTGCCAGATACAGCGGAAGCATCAGGCTCTCGATGGTGGTGGCGCTCGGCGTGATGCCCGCGCCGCCTTGCAGCGGAGCCGCAGCCGACTGGACCTGATTCTGCCAGAAGGAAAACGAGCTGGAGTCGATGCCGCCGACAGTGCCGGTCCCGGCATCGGCCACAATCGCCTGCAGGCCGCCGATCTGGTTGGTGGCGGTGCCGTCCGAGTACAGGTCGGAAGACAGGCCGTTGGCAAACGAGTGCATGGCGTTCTTGACGCGCGCCTTGACCAGTTTGATGATCTGTTCCTTGCCCGCGTTGTTGCGCAGCTCCAGGCCGGAGGCGGTCACGTTGACGGCGACCTGCTTCCACTGGTATTCGGCGGCGCTGATCACGTCGCTGGCCTGGATGTTCAGGATGTCGTAGCCGCTGTAACGCTGGTAAGTGCCGTTGGCGGCATATTCCAAAGGCACAGCGATGCTGATGCCGCCGGACAGCAGGTCAATGCGGTCCTTCTTGGTCATCTGGTTGAAGAGCGCGTTGTTCTTGCTGACGTTATCGGCAAGTTCGCGGCGGTGGTTGCGGAAGGTGGTGGACACCAGTTCCGTGAAGGTGCTATTCGGTGAAGCCATGAGATATACCTCTCAAAAATTAGCTTGCCTGCAGACGCTCGTAAACGTCGTTCAGGGTCTCGTCGATGGTGCGCGGCCTGTTGTTGACGGCCGGTTTCTGCCCGCTCTGGCGAACATTGACCGATGCCGACCTCTTGGCCTGCGCTACACGTTGTGCAGCCTCTTTTTGCCTTTTCTCATCGGCCTCTTTCTGCTGTTGAGCGGAAATAGCGGCGCGTATGTCAGGGCGCAAATTGCAGGCTTTGTCATAGGCGTCCTTGATGTCCGACGCGATGCCGGACTCCAGAAGCTTGCCCATGTCTTCCCGGACGTCGTTGAACCACTTGTTGGCGGGGTCACTCGCGAACTTTGTGATAACGTCGGTCACCTGCGCTTGAACCTGGCTCTGCTGCGAGGCGGTGAAGCCATGCAACTGTTGTTCAAGCTGATTCAGGCGTGATGTCAGGCTCGCGTTCAGCATGGCAGTCTGTCGGACGTCGCCATCATCTGAAACAAGCGCCTCGACAGGCACGCCATAACTGTTGAGCATGTTCTGGAACACGGCCAGCTTTTGCTCTGGGGAACCAAGGCGCAGCGTGCGCTCATAGTTCAGCAGCGTTCCCACGGCCTGAGACTCGCTCACGCCAAGGGCCGCAAAATCATTCTGGAATGGCGACAGCACGCTCTTCAGGTTGCGGCCATAGTCCGCATCCTGACGATACTGTTCGATCCCCTTGTGGAAATCCGCCTCTCGCCGCAATACCTCATCCTGCACATCAACCGGCAGCGCAGCAAACTGCTCGCGCACGTTGGCGCGCCACGACGAGGGGGGCTGGCGGGCCTCAACGGGAGCGGCTTCGGATTCCTCATCGACCGGCGCGGATTCCTCTTCGCTGGCTGCTTCCGTGTCATCGCCGGAATCAGCCGGGTCTTCGCTGCTCTCGCCGACAAACCGGCCGAACTCATCGCGCTGACGGGATGATGACGCCTCCTGTTGTTCGGATTGCTCCGGTTCGCTTTCCCGGCTGGCGATCTCGTCAAACGCTGACGACAGGGTGTCGTCGATGCTCGCGGATTCGGCGGGTTGTGCTTGTACATCGCTGTCTTCAAACATTGGGGTAGCCCTGTTTGTTGTGGTGGATCATGTTGTCACCGTCAATTCCTTGACCAGGCTCTCGCGCTTGTCGTGGCCCATGCCGTCGATGATCTTGTCGATGCCGGTGTCCAGGGCGCGGTCAAAGTCCGCTGCCGCCTGCTTACGGCGGCGCTTCGCATCTTCGGCCTCGCCGCTCTCAAGCACCCGGCAGCCATGACGCGCAAGGTTGGCTTCATGCTCGCGCTTGCCGTTGATGTCTTTGCCGGTGATCGGGCACTGGTACTGATAGGTTGCAGCGCGCACGATCATCGGAGCCGCCGTTATCGCCCCATCCGGCAATGACCATTCTCCCATGTCGTCCATGGGTGTGCCGTGGCAATACGGGGCCTTGCCTCCAAACGTCTCTCGGCAGCAGGCCGGGCACTTAAACCGGCGCATCTTCACGACTCCCGCGCATCGCATCGCTGGCCATGCGCTCACGTTCAATCTGAGCCTGGAGCAGCGCCAGGCGCTCGGCGGACTCGATTTCCTGCTGCTTGACGGCGGCCTTGATGGCCTCGATTTCCTTGGCGTGCGCCAGTTCTGCCTGCTTGATCTGCATTTGCGCGTTAAGATCCGCCTGCTGCCGCTGCAGCTCGGTCTGGGAGCGCATTTGCTCGATCTGCATGGTGTTATCTGGCTGCTGTTGCTGCGGTTCGGGCTGGCGAATCTTCTCGATTTCACCCTCAATGGACGGCCCTGCCTTGAATTTGCGGACAGCCATCAGCAGCAGCGACTTGGCCACATCCATCGGCAAATAGCCTGTGGCCACCGCCGGGCCAATGGTGGCGACAAAGTTGCTAACGCCGGACATCAGTTCGGCCATCGCCTGCTTTTCCGCCGCCTCATCAGGCGCAATCGTGCTATCCGTCTCGATGTCGATCCGGTACGACAGGACCAGGTCGTTGCGCATGACCTGCAGCAGGTCGTCCCATGTCGGCTTGTCCATGACTTCCTGCAACTCAGGCGGCAGTTGGCCGCCAGCCTGCTGCAATTGCATGGCGATGGCCTTCTGTTCTGCCGTCGGATACTGCAGGCCGGTCATCATTGACAGGGTTTCAGGCGCGAAACGCTCGGCCATGATTTCAACGAGCAACCGCAGCAGGTCGCGCGCGAATCGCTGCACGTCACGCTGGCGGCGCTGCAGACGCAGGCTTCCCCACTGGCCCTTGATCTGCTGCGCCGTTGCCGTCTCGCTGGCCGCAGTCTGGCCGCGCATGATGTCGCTGACGCCAGTGATCTCGTAGATGGATTGCTTGATGACCTCGCGGTGTTGATAGAGGTCGCGCAGTGCCACAATGATCGGCTCAAGCGGCGCAAACCAAATGGCCTTGTCCAGCCCTCCGCGCTCGATCAGCGCCATCACGTTCTGCGCAGGCTCCAGCATGGCATCGCCTGCGCCGTACAGGTTCTGAAGCTCGGGCAGCGATGCGTCGTAGATGCCCGCAACACGGAGCGCCTTCGTCAGATGGATGATTCGGCGCGTCGTCCGATCCAGATCACCGGCCAGGATTGCGTAGACCTCATAATCTGGCACCGGGATCAGGCTGGACGGGTCTTCGGTCGTGTAGAGCGGTTGCGGCAGCGGGAAAAACCCGGTGAGACTGAGCGGATCTTCCTGCTCCATCAACAGCAGCCCGCTTTCGCCCGCATTGTCTGCCTCGGGAGCGATGAAAACGACGCGGCGCGTCGTCTTGTCCCATACTTCCCAGACCTTGCCACGGTTTTCCTCGTCGCGGTCGCTGTTATTGGGGCTGTTCTGTGTGCCAGTCACGGACTCACGGCTGGTGTGGTCGCACGGTACGGACTCGCCGATTTCACCAAAGCGGTCGATCAACTCTTGGCGTGTCAGGAACAGGCGGAAGGCAACCCATGTGACGTCCTGCCAGTTGCGGCATGGCTCGCATCGGAAATCGTCCCACTGCACATGTTCAATGCAGGCCCTTTCGGTGGCAATCTCATCCTGCGGCGCGGACTCGGGTTCGTATTCCTCGTTGCCGTCCTCGTCGCCTTCCGGCTCCGGGTGCGTAACGAATACAGGCTCGTAGCGGACGCGAGCAATGCCGCGCCCAACCAACAGCGCGTCGTGGACGGCCGACTGCATGACACGGTCAAAACCCTCCGTTTCCATCGTATATTCGGATGCGCGGGTCAGCAGTTCGCTGACCGCCTTCGCAACGGGGTCCTTGTCCGAGAAACGGCGGCGAATGTCAGGGCGCGGCGTGCGGTTGTACAGGGCTGGCGACAGCGTCTCGACGTTAGACCACAGGATGTTAAACGTCTCCTGCTGCCTGTTGCCCTGCAGGTCAACGCCGTCATCACTGCGGTATTTCGTGATGATCTTTCCGGCACGGATGCGCCACTGCTTTTCAGACTTGTCAGCCTGATTGATGCGGTCGAGCCACTTTCCGGCCGAAATCGCCATTTCAGACCCCGTCACCGATGGTTGCGTAGAGCGTGGAGCCGGTTGCCGCCGCAATGACGCTCAATGTCGTGATGCCGCCGGGCAGCGTGAAAACCTCGACGCTGTTGGCAAGGACTGGCATCGACGTGGTGACGCTGGATGTCACCGTGCCCAGGGCGACGAAAACAGTCTGCGTGCCGATATTGGCCAGGCGGACGGATCGCGTTTGCGCCCCGCCATTGGGCGACAGCGTCATGGTCTGGTTTGCCGCCGTGACGGCCAGTGCTGTCGTGCTGGCTGCGGTAGGAGCGGGCTGGAACGGTTGCATGGTTGACTCCGGTCAATAGTTCGACGCACGACGGCGCGCCATGTTCATCAGTTGCGAAAATGTCTGCTGTTCTGGGAAAATAGGCTTTGGAGGCTCTTTCGGAGCCATTTCCTGGCGCCACACAAGGGCCATATACCGCAATGCGTCGGCGTAATGACTCGTCCAGTCGTGCTTGGGCTTGTCGGTAAACATTTTCCGGCTGTCATCCCACTCGCGTTGATACTGGGATATTGCCGACAGCAAATCCTCGCACCGGTCGCTTATCCACAGTTGCGGAAACGTCTTGCGCGTGGCCTGGATGCCGTCCTGCAAACTCAGTTCCGGGATAATGCGGGTATTCCATCCCAGCGCCCGGAATTGCTCCTCGGCACTGCGGCCCGTCTGCATGGATTTGGCCCGCGCATCGTGCGGCAGCCACAGGTATTGCGCATATTTGTACGGTTTGGCGCGCATGACCTCGCTGTAGTGCGCGATCGTCTGGCCGTGCGTGGCGTATGCGTCAATGATGCGCACCTCACCGGTCGCGACCTGAAAAAACAGGATCGCCGTATCGTCAGACCAGCCCATGTCCATCACCGCGTGCACCGGCAACTCAGGATCATGCGGTACAGTCGTTATCCTGCCCTGCTGCTCAGCGTCTCGCAGTTCTGCGCCGTAGATGGCTCCAAGGATCGCGGCTTCGAACGATGTCAAAAACTCCTGCTCAAACATCGCGTTGCCCATGTCCAGGCCAAACTCATCGATGTATGACGCGCGTTCCTTTTCCAGCTCCGCAGGCGTGAACACCCCGGATTCCAGCGCCGTCAGCCGCTCGGCAAATGCGTCAGGGTTGTTGCGTGCGGCGTTAAACGTGTTAAATGCGTGGTTTTTACCGCGCGGCGTCGTAATGAATATCTGCCAGCCGCGAGACTCGGCTATGATCGGCCGCAGGTATGCGCGCGCCGCCGGGTTTGCCAGCGCCCACTCCGAGTAGACGATTCCGCCCAGGGCCGCACCGACAAGGCTGTTGAAGTTGTCGCTGCCGACGACCTGCCAGACCGAGCCATTGATAAACTCGATCATCATCTCGTTTTCGAGCGTGCGTTTGCGTATTTCGCGCGGAAATGCCTCGTCTATCCGCCGCCTGCCTGTGTGCGGGTTGACCGACATCCAGATGGCTTTCCGGGCCTGCTCCTTCTGTGGGAGCATGTGCCAGTAGACTGCCGGACGTTGCATCGCGGCGATGGCAGTCCAATGTAGGCAAATCTCGTCCTTGCCGTGACGACGTGGCCATATCAGCTCAACGTGGCGACCGCCTCTCTCCAGATATGACCAGGCCTTCAGCTGGTAGCCGCGCGGTTTCCAGCCGTTAGCCGGGAGTCTGATCCGCGCCAAACTTGACCACCTCGATCACGAGCGGGCCGCCACCTGCGCCGGTGTGCTCGTTCTGGATTTTGTCGCCGTATTTTTTCGGAGACAACTTTCCCATCAACCATTTGCGGGTATCAACTCGTAATTTTGCCCGCTGAATAACCTCGTGATTTGTAGTTTCAATTCCTGCGTCTTCTTCGCCAATTGTTGTCGTGTCTTGCGAAGAATCATCTGCAATTTCAATAATTTCGTCCATGTAGTGCTCAGCGCGTAATTCCATCGCGCGCGCGTACTGGTTCGCTAGATCATCCTCCGCAGCCAGCCTCTCATAAAGCTTCGTCCTTCCAATCCCCAATGCAGCGCAAGCGCGCCTAACGCTGTGCCCTTCAGCAATCATCGATAACAGCTCTGCGTCTGTATCGGTTATTGCCATCACTCCCTCCCAAAATACGTCTTTGCCGCATCGCTCAGCGTGTCAGCGCCGATATACCCGAGCGCGCACACAAACGTAATCGCGGCATTGTTGGCAACGTCGACCGGGAATCCCAAGCGCGACTCGAACACATAGCGGGCGACTGGATGCAGTACGGTTGCGACCATTCCGAAAATAACGCCCTCGATCAGTCGCGCGGGCCAGCGTTTCCGTCCCTGATACCAACCACGCAACACGACGATTGCAAACGTCATCACCGGCACCAGCATCATCCGGCACAACTCATCCACCGCCGACTCAAACGACCGCGCCTTCATGCCGTCACCGCCTGAGGTGGTAACCACGCGGCTATCAGCATCACAGTTGTTGACACCAACACGACGAATATCAGCCTCATTCATGGCGCTCCCTCAGTGCGATTCCCAGCGCGCAGAACGCGATTCCCAGCATCATCAGCAGGTCGTTTTCCGGTGGCATGAGTGCGATACCGATGATCATCGCCCCGAGACTGCCCCAGGATGACGGCTCCTTGAATCTGGATCTGCGCTCTGGCTTCATTTCGCCTCCGCAGGACACATCGCCAGCTTGATTTCCGGACATACCGGCAGGCCGGCGCAACCGGACACGATCAGCGATGCAACCAGGATGCAGAATTTCATGAATCGCCTCGCGGAGTTTTCAGGCAATAAAAAACCCCGCTTTTGATGGCGGGGCTTGGGTGTTCGGCGTCTGGCCATGATACGACCAGATTAGGGATAGATTAGTGCCACAGTGCCATGCGGTCAACCTACATTTTCAGTTAGCCCCCTCTCCACCAGCACTTCCGCCAAATCCCTAAGCGCCGCATCCTCAAACCCCTGCAACTGGTCGAGGATGGCCCGGCGCTTGCGGAACAGCGTGCGTCTAGCCTGCTCCCCCATGTCGATGATCTTCCCAACCACGCCACGCTTCACCGCCACGCTGGCCCAGGTCCAGATCATTATGCGCTTGAAGTCGTCCGTGGCGTCCACGCTGACAAGCCTCACCAGCTCGTTCACCGCATTCGCCCGCTCCTGCTCATCAGCCCCGTACTTTGCCACCAGGGCGTAAAACGAGGCACGCGTGACCGTGCGGTGAACCAGCGCCCGCGTCATACAGTCCTGCGTCAGGCGGTCAAATGGCGCCAAATGCTCCACCTCCTCCTTGCGCTTGGTCAGCTCCTCCACGAATCCGCTGCTGTGCTGCTGCTGCCAGCCGGAGGGCTTGCAGGTGCTGATGGCGTCCACGCTCACGGCGCGGATGGCGGCGTGCTGTTCGTTGCGGTATGTTGCTGTCATTCGCTCACCCCGTAATACGTTTTGATCACCGCAATAGCCTCAGCTGCCGACCAGCACACAGCCGCCTGATACCCGCAGTCCACCGACTCCTGCAAAAACCTCGCTTGCTCCGGCGTCGGCTTGTTGTCGCCGTGCTTCATCTCGATGTACAGACCCGCGTAATGGCCACGCGGCACCGGCAGGAACAGATCGGGCACTCCGCGCAGCATCCCCTGCCCCTTGGCTATGCCTGCCTGCGTCCTGCTCAGCTTGACCCCGTTGAGGCTGCAATGGAGCCGTCGCAGCAGTGGGTACAGGTCGGAGCGTGTGCGGTAGGCGTGATGTGCCCACTCGATGACCTTGGCCTGTTCGTCGGCCTCCGGGTGAGCATTGCGGCGCGGCTTGACCGGCAGGACGCGGCCCGGTTTTGTGCGCTGGCGTGGCAGTTTGGCGATCATCTGTTCCAGTTCCGCTTTCGTCGTCATGCCGCTTTCCTCCCCGTTCCATTGATCAAGATCATCGCCCTGCCCTTGATCTCGTCCGCCCATTCCGGCGACTGATGGCGGACGGTTCCCAGTAGTGGTTGACGCTGGGAGGGTATGGCAGTTCGACACAATCCAGGATCATCATTGCGGTCTCCCCCAGTAGACTCGGCGAACTGACCCCGAGCGATACGCATCCATCGCCGCTTGCGGACTGACGCCATTGCGCTTGACGTACTCCTTCACGCAAAAATATTTCAGCCCGTGGTCGCGGCAATGCTGCAACAGCGATGCGTTTTTCCCCTCGTAGTCGATGTTTCGCGCCGGTTGCTTGACGATGCCATTGCGGCTGAACATGCGGACAGCGCCTTGATGCGTCATTCCGGTTATCGCGCCGATGACCTCCCATTTCCCTCCGGATGCTTCGATCAGCTCATGCAGAACCTGATCAATCGGCTTCCCGGTGCGCGCCGACTCACGACGCTCCCATGATGTCCTCAGTTTTTTCATTTTCCACCCCCGCTATCAATCAGGATCAACGCCCTGTCCTTGATCTCATCCGCCCATTCCGGCGACTGCGCCCTGACACACTGCATCGCATCTTTGCCGCTTTCCATGACGCACTCGGCCCGGTACTGGAGCCACAACTCCCGCCCGACCGCGCAGTAGCGGCCGGACATCGGATGGCAGCATGTCGCGCCGATGACGGAGGCGTGATTCAGCAGTGCGGCGTTGGCGGGTGTCATGCAGCCTCCTCCAACGCATCCAGGATCAACCGCAGCGCCTCCGCCTTGACCTCCGCAAACCACGCTTTGTCATCCATATGACGGAAAAATCGCCCAATCTCGGATTGCGCTGGTATAGCCGGGT